CTTCCTGCAAAGTATGCAGAATACACCACCATTAATAAAGTTTGATAGACAGGAATGTATGCAGCATTAATTTTAAACTGTCCTATATTCCCATCAAAAAATGATATTAATACAAATACCATTGTCAAAAAAGCTAATGTCAAAGGTCTAATATTTGCAGGTAACCACCCTGCTTTAGTATCTGCTTCCCATCTTCTAGTAACTTGTTCCTGTGCTTGACTTTCAGCTTTAGCTATTATTTCTTGCAAGTTATTTTTTAATTGCTTTCGTTCTGCATCTGTGGTAACAACATTATCCACAATCTTATTAACAGAATCTAAAAAATTACCTCCTAATAATTTACCTAACAATTTCATATTGAATTGTATTTTATTTTTGGTCTATATTTTGTTTTATTGTTTTCATCTTTATAAGCTACTAAAACTTGCTTTCTATTATCAACCACCTTCCAACTTAAATGAACCCAATCAGGTCTGGTAACTTGGTTTTGTGTTGCATCTCCAAACTCTAATATACATTGGTCAAAGTCTAAATCTAAATCTATTAAGGCTTGATATATCATCATATTATCCATTTTACCCCTCTTAACAAATTGTAAATCTACTGCTTCATATCTACAATGTTGTGAATTAGAAGATGATCCTATAGCTTCAGAAAGTTTAGGTGACCTATAGCCACTCGTAATTCTCAATGGAGCTGATAATCGTTCCCGTATCGGCTGCAGGAGTTCGGTGGCTAATAAGGTCAATTTTAAAATACCCTCTTTAGAAGGTTTATTATCTATTCCTAGTCGCATAGCAGTATTCGACCTAGTAAATTCAGACAAATGAAATGATTTAGATAAACGCATAATTATTCAAATTTTGCTAAATGTATTTGGTCTATAGCTTGTTGTATTTCATTTTTAGTTGCATCTAACTGT